TTCAAACGTCATGAGTTACTCCTTTAGCATCTGGGTGCCATTGTGAATTTATTTCTGGATTATCTGCTAAGATATCAGTCCTTGCTTTATTTGCTTTCATAGCTCTATCTCTAATTGCATCACTCCATGCCGATGGAAAAATACCATGATTAGCTGCATGACTTGGATTTACCCAACCTGCTGGCTTAATTAAATCAGGAAGTCCTAAAGGATTTGGTCGTTCTTCTTTTATACCAACTTCTTTATTCATGTTGGCATCAAATACTACATCCCAAGCTTTGTGTGCATTAACACCCATGGCATCTAATGTACCAATAGCGACAACACAAAGATCTATAAGACCATCAACGATCTCTTCTGCATCTTCCATAATGAGTGCTTCTTTAGTCTCATCAAATTCTTCTTTGATAAAGTCTAATCTAAATTCTATATATTTCTTTAATTGAAATGGTGTAGCATGGTTAATCCATTCTCTAACACCGTATTTGTTTTGCATACGATTAATATCGTTTACCCAATCTGCTGACATAAGTCTCCTTTTATATTCATTATTAATATTATATCATACATTGCCTGAATGTACATACCTTATACGAAAAAATCTTCTAGTGATATTTGCTTCTCACTGGTCCATCCAACCGCTTCTAAAACTGGATTAATTGCACCTAAAAAGGTTTTCTCGAATTGTAGATTATAGTCTATATACTTTTCTAGTTTAAATTCTTGTGGAAGATAGTCAATAAATGCAATGACATTCTCCTTGATAGGGTTTGGCTTAATAAGATATGTGAATTTAACCTTGTCGCCACCCACTATTTTTTCTATTTTATTCTTAAGCTTCTTATCATCTACTTCTGCATTATGTAATATAGCTCCGCGGACATGTATTGGTGTTCCTTTTTTATATAGAGTTTTATTGTCTTGCCATTTCTTTATATGTTGAACACCTCGAGGGAAGCTAACCTCCTCTGCTGAAGCTTTACAAAATGCTGCTTTGAAATTTGCTATATCTGCCTGAACGGTCTCCTCATCAGTATCCATAATTCTTTTGAATATTTCTTTTAATGCTTGTCTACATATTGCTGGTGTAGATGATTTGACTGCCTCGATACCCATAATCTTTAGCTTAGGATTTGTATAGCGGACTCCCTCATTGTCATGTACATTTAATATGTATCTTTTCTTTGCTGTCCATATACCACGGTTTGCAATAACCTCACGCTCCATGAGCATTTTGTTTTCTATACCACCGAGTCTGTTATATAAATCATCATAACATTCATTGAGTGTGCCTTCAAGGGCCCTGCACACTGAGTCAAGGAAGTCTACTGGTTTAGCTGGACCAAGACGTTTAATGAATTCATTAAGACAAACATATAGTGAGTCAGTATCAATAGCAACAACATAATCTTTATTTGTTACCAATGTTTTATTAAGATATTCATTGAGATACTTCTCGGCCCAACGAATGGTTGCTTGACCAGTAAGAGTAATACCTTCGGCAATACGCATGTCAAAATATCTAAACCACTTATTACCCATTGCTCCATACAAAGAGTTGAGTAGGATCTTCAATGCCATCTGTTGGTTCTTAGCAATGGCTATACGCTTCTCAAGTGCATAGACCTCTGACTTGTTGCCACATAATTCTAATTCTTGTTCGGCCTTGATTTGTTTGTGTTTAAATTCTACACGTTCATCATAAATTTCTTGAATAATCTGTGGTAAAACTCCACGCTTAGTTGTACTAAATCTTGTGCCGCCTACGGCTAATGCTGTATTAGGTGTTGTGTTCTTTACTTGTTTAGCTAATACAGTTTCAACAGTAACATTAGGCTCATCATCAAGTAGTATAGTCTCGGGAGACATATTGTATTGCATAATGATTGATGGATATAGAGAAGCTAAATCAAATGAACATATCCAATCATGCATTCCTACTTGGGGAACTTTAACATAACCGCCGGGATATGCACCCTTATATGACTCTTCATTCATTGGTACAGCTATACGTTTTGAATGTAAGTCACGATAGATTAGTGAATCCCATATAGCCACAGTCCCGAGGACTTGCTCATAGTTCACACCACCTTTATATGCCATAGTCAGACATAGAGTAATAAGGCCGAGCTTATCTTCCATACGATCTATAAGCTCTACGTCTTTTATATTATAATCAATAAACTTTTGATGGTCATTGTCATATAATTCGTTAAGGTTAGAGGCTTCGCCAAAGTCAAGCTTCTTCTCACCAAGAACTACATTAGCAATATGATCTAATTTGTATGACTCTTGTGGGCCGTATGTGTAACCGAACTTTTTAAAGATCGCCATATAGTCTAAGATAGCCACACCTTTTATTTCATATTTAGATGCTTTAACCTTCGGTAAGTGATTATGTTTTGCTTGATTAATACCAGTGCCGAATGCTTCTTTGCCATCGACCATTCTCCATGGTGATAAGAATTTCTCTCTGCCATTATTATTAAAAACTTTTCTTATACGGTTAATGAGATATGGTATATCAAAGAACTCTACGTTCCAACCAGTTACAACATCGGGGCATTCTCTCGCCCAATGATATACAAACTTGTGTAAGAGTTCACGCTCATCTGCACATTTCTGATAGCGAACCTCATGGGTTTGCATAAGAGCTTTAGATGTATCGTACTCGCCACAACCAAATGTGTAATAGACATCATCTATATTGTTCTTCATTGTGATTGCTGTAATCTCTTGGTCAGCATCTTTGGGGTCAGGAAACCCTTGGCCGAATCTACATTCGATATCAAGTGAGGTCACATTAATCATATTACGATCCCATTTGATCTCACCAGGGAATTGCTCATTAAGATATTGTACAACATAATTGGTATTGCCATATACTTTAAAGTTAGGTACATCGCTGTACGACTTAATAAAGTCAGTGGCTTCACCCATTGAACCGAATACAATAGGTTCTACTGGATTACCATCAAGGGCATTCCAATCGTGGGCATTATTACCTTTATTAGTTACAAATAGGGTGGGGTGATACGGGACAGAGAATGAAACCTTCTTCCCATCTTCGTACCCCATATATTTAATCACCTTGCCATGGCGGAAGGCGCTTGTATAGAAAGTTTGATTCATGCTACCATTATATCATGATAACATATAAAGTACATACCTCTATGTAAATATTTCTTGTTGAGGGGGTTTGACCAGTTTGATTTTACCATCTACCATATCTTCATATTTTATTTTTAAACCTTCTTCAGGTTCAACAATAAACATTATATGTTCTTCCTTAATAGTTAATTCATCCATTTCACAGTAAGACAAATATGGTACAAAGGTTATTCTACCTGCTGCACCTGGATCTGGAATTAAAAGTACTGGGTCTTTTACTACTGTTAATGTTTCATTTCTTGATTTTATTTCTACTAATATCTCTTCGCCCGAAGTTAATCGGATTAATTTATAATCATTCATAATTTACCTATGTGGTTTTGGTTGTTTGCCTTGATAATCTTTGACTGCTGCTTTAATTGAATCTTCAGCTAAGACTGAGCAGTGTATCTTAACTGGAGGCAAACTAAGAGCTTCTACGATAGAAGTATTTTTAATATCTTTTGCCTCATCTAACGACATACCTTTGAGCAACTCTGTAACCATGCTAGAACTAGCAATTGCAGAACCACATCCATATGCCTTGAATTTTGCATCTTCAATAATGCCTTCTTCTACTCTAATTTGTAGCTTCATAACGTCGCCACAAGAAGGAGCACCTACCATACCAGTCCCGACATTCGGGTCATTTATATCCATCTTACCCACATTGCGTGGATTATTATAGTGGTCTAAAACTTGATCTGAATATGCCATAGTGCTCCTTAGTATTTATTAGCCTAGCAACAGCTTTTTAGCGTGCTTAGGCAGGTCACCTAAATTAATAGTTTGAGGCTTGTCCTCTTCTGGAATATCGTTCTCCAGAATTACAACAAGCATTCCATCTACAATATCAGCTCCGACAACCTTAATTGTCTCGGCTATTGTGAATGAACGCTCAAACGCCCTTTGAGAAATGCCACGATGTGCATAGTCTCTTGTATCTGCACCAGTAACTTTCTTACCAGTGATTGTCAGAACACCTTTTTCAAGGGTCAGATTAATGTCTTTCTTATTAAATCCTGCGACAGCGATTTCAATTAAAAAGTGACCATCATCTCTTTTGATTACATTATACGGGGGATATCCGGCGCCTCTCGCGTCATGGATTTGTGTATTTTGTAATGTGTTAAAGAGTGAATCAAATCCCAGGAATGTATCCCTCGGGAAGTTTGTAAATGCTAAGTTTGTCATATTGACCTCCTATATATAGCAAGGTTAAAAAATGAATACCCTTTCGGCATACTCAATTCTATTTATACACGAAAACCTTTAGGTCTTCGACTATTGGTTTAAATTTATTAAACCTTTGGGCTAATGCTTCACTCTTTTTTACAGAGTGTTTATGAGCCCATTGGCGAATAGCTTTGTTCTGATAGTATATTTCATGTTTCATTTTGATATCATCTCTATACCATTCATAACTAGGATAGGTTATATCCCATCCACCAGCTTTCTTCCACCATTCCATACAGTCATCACAATCACGTACACACGCAATGATCTGACTCTCTGGAAATTCTTCCATTATCTCTTCTAGATAATATGCAAAGTGATGAGACATAATTACTTTGACCTGATCTACAGGGCCCTTGTAACTATTATTTATCTCATCAATCCATTGCTCTTTTGTACCTAATTCTTTATCTAGCCATGTTCCATTAAGCATTCCAGGGCCATAATAGTTTCCTTTATGACCACTGAATTGCCCATGTTTGTATTCTTTATCTGGTGTACAATCAGTAATATCAGCGTGGTTAGTCCATCTTATTTCTTGACCGACACCACTCCAACGTGATCCTGGAGCACCAGTGACAAAGATCCAATTCTTCACTTCACTAAGTCTTCCTTATATACACTTGCTAAACCTAAAGCTTCTGTATTAAACCATACAAGATTTTGTAAAGCTTCAGCAGTAATAAATGTCATAAGCGTATCACGATGGTTATTGCCAGCTTCTCCGATAAGCCAGTCATATTGACCAACCTTCTTTTGAATAGCTGCAACAGCATCAGGATCTTGACTCATTTTAGTTAATGCATTTTGTAATTCAAATGCGTTTGGATTACCTTTGTTTACCCATAATGCTTTTTGCATACCATCACGAAATGACTTCACAAGTTTATAAGCATCATAAAATTTTCCAGAAGGTGCTACACCATATTTCTCTTCAAATAATATTTCGAATTGAAATCCTGGGTGGTTAGGATCATCGGCATGACTTCCGTCTGCTTGAAGTATACCATGATGAAACCACATTTCAGCGTTGTCATCTCCAGCCACGTGTTTCTTATATGCCGCTGGATTCTCTCTTGTACCAGTTAACTCTCCACGTTTAAATGCAAGTCTACGTTCTCCACCAGACATACCGCTTACCCAAGTTACATGCTCTTTAAAGCAGGCAGCATAGAATGCCATAGTCTTGTCTGGACCACATATTAACATGGTCATTGCCCAAGCTTCTGGTGTTTGACCAGATCCCGCAGCAAATTTAGGGAATTCCATATCAGCACCAATACGTTTACCAGCAATAATATTTAAATTCATAAGGCCAATTGATTCATAGTCACCATAGTTATAGTCTACATTCTCTTGTAGGAATGCAACACCATTACCACCATGAGATACCATAATGATTTTGTCATTATCTCTCAGATCGTTATGCCAAGTGTTAAAGCCAGGAATGTCTCTTGCTCCAGGCTGATGTAATATAACTATGTTCTCTCCTAAGAAAGGTACAAGTTGTTCAGCAATAATTTGTGCCCATACACTTGTTCCACCGCCAGGTTTCTGTGGCACAACAAATGTGTAGTCAGCGATTGCTGATGTTGTGAATGCCATAAGGCAAAGTGTTAGTAATTTTTTCATGCATACTCCAGTTTATTTTTCTTTAATGATAATACAAATAATAATACAATACATATTATTAATCCTAAAAATATTGGCCTAGTCATTAGAGTATCCCACGTGTATAGGGCATTCATTTGAATAGTCAACGTTTCAACCTTATAACTTAATATAAACGCCATTAACATGGCTGGTCTACTATATTTATATGCCTTACCAACAACGCCCAGAACAGAGCATATTGCAAGGATCATATAATCTTCCCATCCGCCTGTGTATTGAGCACATGCCCAAACAACAAATCCTACAAGCAATGGAAAATAATATTTATACGGTACGTAAGATATCCTACAGATATATTTATTTAAGGCAATACATATTGCAGCAACTAATACCGTACCCCACATAAATCCATATGTAAGGCTACTAAAAAATTTTGTGTCATACGCCAGATCAGGTGTACCTAATTCAAATCCTAAGTACATAAATAATGCCATGAGTACTGCAGCAAAGGAAGCACCAGGAATACCAAACAATACGGTAGGGATCATACTCGTTGCCTTCTGAGCATTATTAGATCCTTCTGGTCCAATCACTCCTCTTATATTACCGTTACCAAATTCCTCATTCGGATGTGTGGCTAATGTCGAACCGTATGCCATCCAATCAGCAACACCACCACCAATGCCAGGCAAGAATCCTATAAATGCACCTATTGCTCCACCTCTTAATGCATCCCATTTATATTTCCATGTTGCTTTAATTCCATCCCATGTTTGACCTGATGTATCATGAGGCTGTGTTGTTGCACTGCCTTGTTTTAATCCATCTAATATTTCGGGTATGGCAAATAGACCAGCAACCATTGGCATAATTTGAATACCATCGGCTAAGTAATCCCAACCAAATGTCCAACGATCAGCATTTGTAATAGGATCTACTCCTATCATTCCAAGTAATGTTCCAATAATAATAGCAATAATACTTCTTATCCAAAATCTATTACTAACAAATCCTACACAAGCAAGTGCTAACATAGTAAATGCCCATAGTTCAGGTACTCCAAAGATCATCATAAGATTCATATACCAAGGGAGTAAAGCAAACGTAAGTGTTCCCCAAAAGAGACCATTGACTGTACTTGTTGTGATCGCTGCAGTTAAAGCATATGTTGCTTTACCCTGTTTAGCTAATGGATGTCCGTCTATCATTGTAGCAGCGGATGAGTTTGCACCAGGAATTCCTAATAAAACACCTGAGTATGTGTCTCCCGTAGTGGATGCTGCGACTACTGCCATACAAAAGACAACGCCAAGATAAGGATCTGAGAAGAGATGCATGAAGCCAAATAGAATGACAAGACCTGTCGTGGCCCCAGCAGCGGGTAATAATCCAATGACGAGACCAAACATGGTCCCTAATAATAAATGTGTAATCATAATATAACTTTATTTACCAGTTTTTCATTTAATACCTATATTGTATTTGGGACATAATTCCCAATCGCCTTTTTCTTTATGCGATATAATTTTAATTTGGTTTAATGGAGCAGTTTCTCCAATAGGTTTAACAGTCTCTAATAATCCCCAATCAGACATGAGCGTAACAATTGTATTACGTCTGTGAATATCATTCTCTGTTAGGTTTGATGGCTTACCATCTAATAAGAATAACTCTTTAAAATGAGTTATAAAATATCTACCTTGCTTGTGCAAGATATGACATGATTGAAATAATTGAGAGTCTCGTTTGGATGCTACACCCATACGAGTTAATGTTTCCCTGATTTTTAAGAAGTCATCAGGTTCAGCTAGAGTAACTTCTAACATCATATCTGGTGTCCAATTGACTAAACTATCTTTGTGTTCCGCCATGAAATATTCTTCCCTTTATAGTATTCAAATTTGCCTTACTTAAAAGCGGAAGAACATCGTGAGCCTTTTCATTACTGTATCCATAATATATTTTGATAGCATTAATGTCCTCAGATTCATTAGACTTATTCCACTTGGAAAAACGATTACGTTTTCTAATAGTATTTATAAGAAAGTCGAACTGCAGGCGGCCATCCAGATGATGAAATTTGTTCATTTCATTAGCGTATATGACAGTGTCAGGGAAGTAAGATAGACCACGGTTTACCATAAAAGCATTATAGTCTTTCTCATTTTCTAGTATATCAATCTTTGAATTTGATATTGATGTGATTAATGCAAATGGATTCAATTACGCGTTGCTCCTACGTGTTGTTTTTTCTTCCAGATCCATACTGCTAATTTTGAATAAGGGGGTGTGTTCATTGTTTCAATATGCATTTCAACAACATCAAAATAATTCTTAAACCATTTGTGTGCACATTGATCTGCCATGTCTAATGTCCACGGCACATAAGTTATGTCATTGTGGTGTGCTTCTGGTTTTCTGTCAATGTGAACTCTGACTGCACATAACCCGCCAGGTTTTAGCCATTGCATAAAGTAATCAAAGTAATATAGATTATCTTCTAGTGTACCGAAGTTACACGATCCTAATGCCATAACAACATCAGCAAATTCTCTATTGAATATGTGATGTGCTTGATGGAAGGTTGCTTGAAAATCTGCTTCAGGGTATGGCGCTGCATCAAATCCAATAATATTATCAAACATATCTTTGAATGGATTAATGCCACAACCAGCATCGATGACTAATGGATTGACATTAAGTTTAACAATCTCATCAATAATCCTTTGACCTAATACTACACCAGAGGTTGGATGTCTTTCGAATTTTTGTTTAGTATATGGTTGACCAGTGAAGAAGTCTATGACTTTCGTTTCATTAGTCATAGGTTAGTCTTTATGTATTTAACATTATCAAGAATAAATGATCTCCACCCTTGAGCTTCAACATCAAAGACATTCATATAGCTTTGGTTCTCTTCATCTGGTGGATTACCTATATTTTTCGGCGCGAACTCGACAGGGATCTGTTCAGCCATAAGTGTACATTTCATTATACGGTCATCGCCATTCTTTTTAGTAAAGTGTACTTCAATGATCTCATCACGTAAGAACTCTTTTATATTTTCGTATAAGTATTTAGGCATTTGGACCATCCGTTGAGTTGTCGTGTAAAAATCTATTCATACTAGAAATCATTTTACTTGCCTTGTCTAATTGCCATACAATATTAACTATAGCTAATGCCATAATAATTGATGCGTAGTCTGCTAATTGTGCTACCATAGCTATCTCCTATTTAAATTTAATTTGTGACATTATTTCTGTCATACATGCCACTACGTTTAATTCATGATCTGCAACAAAACTATCCTTATATGAATAGTCAGCAAGTATGAGAACCAATTGAGGAATACTCTGTGGTTGCACATAGCTTGACATATTGTCATAAACCATTCTAAACAACTTTGCAGATTCTACGTCAATGTTATCAGTAACCCATCTACGCATCTTCTTAAAGTTCTTTGCTTTGAGGTCTGTCATCAATGAGCTTATACTTGCCTCAGATAGAGTAACAAGAATGCCAGTATCGATATGACCACTCATACCATATCTTTGACACTCATTTAAGACACGTCGCCAGTCTGGTATGTATTTCATAATCAGTTCTGCAATAACCTGATTATCATATATAATACTCTCTGAGTCAAGAATGAATTGAAGCCTTTGCATAAATGCTCCGGCTAATGATTCTGATTCAGCAGAATAATTAAATTCATATATAGAACATCTCGAATGGAGAGGATCTATTATACGATTCTTAAAATTACAAGTTAATATAAATCTACAATTCGAAGAGAACTCTTCAATGAACCCACGTAATGCAGGTTGTGTAGATTGAGGATTTAAGTAATCAGCCTCATCGAGGATAACAACTTTCTGTCCACCATGCAATGATACAGTACTTGCAAACTGTTTAATCTTACCACGAAGGGTATCAATGTTTCCATCTTCGGAACCATTAATCATCATATAGTCAAGATCTAATTCATTACATAATGCTCTGGCAACGGTAGTTTTACCTATGCCAGCAGAACCTGTAAACATCATATTCGGAAGTTCCCCCTTTTGGACAATTTGTTCAAAGGTATCTTTGAGTCCTTTAGGGAGAATGCAATCCGATATGGTTTGTGGTCTATACTTTTCTACAAATAGAAATTCTTTCACATTGACCTCATAATATAATTTTGCATGGTACTATTATACCATGCTTTTACTAATTGTACATACTTACTCAGCTGGTTTTTCTTCAACCGCTGGAGTAGATGCTGTAATGAATGCTTGAATTCTATTACGTACTGCACCAACATCAGCTAACTCGTCCCCATTGATTGCACCACGTTTAGTGACAACATCAATGATTCGAATAACAGCATTTAGATCACCTAAACTAATAGTATGAATCTGCGGCTCAGCGGGAGTTTCTACTGTTTCCACTGGTGCCTCGGTCGTAGGTTGTTCAACTAAACCATCTTTAACAACTTCCTTTGCCATTTATATCTCCTTATATGTCGTTGTTTTATCAAGAGCAACCCAATATTGTGTGTTGCCAGCCATTACAGAAGCGATAAGCTTCTTGTCAATACCAAACTCATACGAGTCAGCATTAACGAATTTAAAATTATTCATATCAAGAACCAAATCAAAGTCTGCAGAAGTATTTATACTACAGTTTGAGACGTTCATAGAGAATTGATTTGAAGTTGGATTCTGTTTATCAACAATAACACATTCAATAAATGCCGCACTATCGTTTTTACGAATACTTAATTGGTTTGTTTTAAGAGTAGCAGAAGCTTTACGCAACTGGTTTAACTGGTCTAACGTAAGAGTAAATTGAATATCAGCACATGGCAAATCAATATCTTTCGTAGGAACAGTTAGAATGTCAATATCAGAGAAGAAGTATTTGAATTGTGTAATACCATCTGTGATTGTAACAAACTTTTTATCTTCATCAAAGTTGAGAGTAGGATCTTCAAACATATTAAGACATGCTAAGAATTCACCTAAGTCATAAATGCCAAATGCATAAGGCCATTCGTATGGCGCTTCGGGTTGTACGTTAGCTTTTGCCATGAGTGTTTTAGAAGTAGACATTGAACGAATCATTCCACCTTCTTCACCGAGAGCAATGTTGCTATTGATCGTTTGAAAATTACTCAATACATCTTTTATTTCATTACTAAATTTCATTACTGGACTCCTTTAAGTCATGTTCATTAATTGCTAGGAGTGTATAATGCATGATCTTCATTAGATCTTCACGATTAGCTCCATTCTTTTTACCATACCTTGACGCATATTTTAATACATTGCCAAGACAAAAATCTAATCCTAAGCCAGAAGCTGAGATTAGATCCATACTTTGTACACCATTCGCAGATGCATAATGCTTAGAGTAAGTACTCTCAACATAGTCTGTCAACTGTTGAATGTTTTTCAATTCATTAAATTTCATATAATTCCTTTTTCATTATGGTACTATTATACCACATAAAAGCTTAAAGTACATACTTTTATAAACTTATTTTAGGTTGATAAGGTTTCTGGTGAAACGAGAGTATGTCTTTAAAAAGAAATCTGTGGTTCGGTTCACCTTTTTTTGTAAAGCTACAACATACGTATGCTCCCCACCAAGCTTGATATCCTTGTGGTGCATCGTATGAGGTCTTACCTTTAAGATCAACTATTACATTTCCATTATGGATAATTTTTAAATAGCCGTTGTCTTTTGATGTTTGATTTGTTTGTATGACAAATGTATTCCAACCATCTGTCATCTTACTTAAAATATGTCCAGGGATATTGTTACATGCACCGCATTTATATATTTGCCAATTACTATCAGCGAATATATTTTTGGATTTAGGATCATACCAAATGTGATGAGTAGGTCCTTGTCCTAATGGATCTGACGCTATCCATTTAGGATAGAGTTCAAAGATAGTAATGCCAATAGCTTTATATCCAAGTCCATCGTCTTCACTTATATCTTTAAAACTAAAAGAAAATTCTCGGTCGACATTTTGTTTAAATGGTTTTTCAAGTCTAATCTGAGATCGGAAGACATCTCCAGGATGATCGACAGTATAATTTTTATCACAATCATCTGCGTGTCCTCCTCCGCCAACGCCCCATAGGCAATCGGAACTAATCAAATCAAATTGAATAACATCATCTCTTAATGGACTAATCGTTTTAGCTACAACATTAGTAGATGATGCTTCATAAACATTTCCAAGCCAAGAATAATTCTTTACAACATCCGCTTGAGAATTAAGAGCAGCTAGAGCAAAAAGACAAATTAATTTCTTCATGCTGCAACCGCGTCAGTAATCCTGGCAATTAATTGCTTGTTACCTTTTTTAGTCTTCGCAAACTTCTTGAACTCACGTTTAAGATCATTAATAGTATCAGCTTTTTTAGGTTCAAAAGTATCAGAGTCAAACCTTGCAGACCTGTTGATTTTAATTATGAAATAATCATCGTAACCAACAACATCTTTCCAAGCAGCAAAACTCTTCTTTCTCCAATCTTTTATGACATCAGGAAAATCTCTATCCTCATTAACGTTCATATATCCTTGTCCGAAAGTAGATGCATCATACGCAAGGTGGAAACCCATAAGAGTTGCACCAGTTAATTCTTTAAGTCTTATAAGAGTTTCCTTATAAATCTCACGAGCACCGTTTCCACGTATCATTTTACCTTCAAAGTTAATCATTACTTCACGCGAAGTTTCAACATCAGATTTTTCATTTTCAATAACACTGATTCCATCAGGATATCCATCAGTCAAAAACATAATGTTTGTGTTTTGTATTGCATGTTTACGTGTAAATGCTTTAGTGATTTTAGATGCAAGCATTGCAGTCTGAATAAGAGGAGTTGAACCCATACCATCAATAGGATGAAGGTAATGAGATGACAAATGATACTTCATACGATTGTTGTATGAATGTGCTTTAGCTATCGCGAAAGAAGTAAAAGCCGCTTCATCAAAAGTTTTCTTATTCATTTTACCAGAAAACATTTCAACAACTTTAACACTCTCAGCAGAAAGTTCAGAAGCTTCACCTTTGATTTCACGAATACCTTTACCTTCTTGTCTCCAGTATGCAGTAGTAGTAAATGAATATGCCTCGAAAGGAATGTTCACTTGACGACAGAACATAGCGATAGTAATTGCTTGCGCAGTAACATCTTCTATGATCTCACACATTGAACCAGAAAGGTCAAGGAACAATATAATTCCATGTGACTTTGCTTGTGCCAACTGAGTAGTAGTCAAAAAGATATCCTCAGAAGTTCTGTATTGGTGTAATTTTAAAGGATCAAGTTTGCCAGACTTTGCAGTCAAAGCTCTTGAATATTCAAACGCAGCTTTCTTACGTTCAAAGTCTTTAGCTAATAAATTTGCTTGAGTCTTATAAGTTTTTTTAGTCTCTGACCAATCTTCCTCACAAGCATTGCTCACATAAGGAGAATATCCATCAGAATCTTCTTCTGTGACACGCTCATCACGCAATGCTTTACAAACGTCGTACGAATAAAGAACTTTGTTCATGTTCTCTTCGCTCATGCCGCTTGAATACATTGGCTGACCGCTTCTCTCATATTTTCTTTCAGGAGATTTTTCTAAAAGATCTTCTTCACGTTCTCTGTGAGTATCTTCAGTCCAAGTCTCATGACCTTCAGGAGCAACTTCTTTTTCTTTTTTAGATTCTCCGTCTTTAGATTCTTCTTCACCGTCACCATCAGATTCACCGTCATCACCTTCGTCATCAGATTCACCTTCTTCGTCACCGGAAATAGGAGTTTCACCAGAAGATTCTTCAGGAGAGTCATCACCTTCACCAGGCATTCCTGACATTTCCATATCATCTTCTTCTTCTTTTTCTTCTTTGTTCTCTTCTATGAAATCATAGAATTTTTTACAAACTTTTAAAACGTCATCCCAAGTTTTAACCGCCATAGCTTCTTCAACTAAAGGAGTTTCTTCAGGAGTAAATTTAACTGGAACATATCCACGACCTTTCGAACTAACGTTAAGTCTGTCCATAAGTCCAGCTTTGTTGATGTCTCTCTCGTTAGTACCGAAAAGATCATCATCGAATAATTTTTTATAACCATTTTTGAAACGACGAACGATTCCAGGATATGTCTCTTGGATCATACGTTCAATACGGATATCTTCAACAATATTTAAATAAGCACGTGGAATTTTTCCAATCTTCTTTTCAGAATCATGCCATCCATCAGCTGGAGTATAAAGCGCATGACCAACTTCATGTCCAACTAAAAGATCATAAACGTCCTTTCCTTTGTCTTTCCAAAGTGGAAGACGAAGTACACGATTCATAACATCGAAGCTAGCTGTAGAATAGTTACCGTGTTGAACTGATAAGTTCTCCTTAGCTAAAAGCTTCGCTAAATATTCTTGAGCAGATAAATTCATTATTATTCGTCCTCCCAATTGTTGTTATCTTTGAAATTTGGTTCAACATATGCTTCCTCTTCTTCAGGAGCATTAATAGTTGCATCAACTTTTTCGTAAAGATCAATGAATGCCTCTTTAGTATCTTCGTCAAAACGGTTTACACATAAAGCAATCGCTTTGTCACGTTTGTTGAAGATTGAAAACGTTTGAACGATGTGGCATAAACGACGAGTTGAAATAACTTCATCAATACCTTCATCATAAAAAGTCTTACGAATAGCATCTGCCCAGCCAACTAAAAGCTTAGCAAATTCTTCATCAACTTTTTCAAACTTAGCCATATGTTTCATGACAATTTTTTCTTCAGTTGCCATAGTAGGGAAAGTCTGTTCAAGAGTAATTGTGAAACGCTCTAAAAGTTGAAACCATCTTTAGGTTCAACAACTTCACCAGTCTTTTTAATTAAAACTGGCTTACCTTCAAGAACACCTTGAAGACACATAATTTTATTTGTACCACGATCAATCTCGTCGATCATTAAGACCGCACCAGCTTCCATCGCTTTAATAACTGGACCTTTTTGAAAAACTGTCTCACCTTTGATTAAACGAAAACCACCGATAAGATCATCTTCGTCAGTCTCAGGAGAAATCTGAACACGTACATATTCACGATTTAATTTCGCACATGCCTGTTCGATCTGGAAAGTCTTACCGTTACCAGATAATCCAGATACATAAGTTGGGTAAAACATACCAGACTTAAGAACTTTTACTATCTCAGTAAAGTTTCCCCATGGAACAAAAGTAGCATCAAATTCAGGAACAAAAACTTCATCGTTTGTTACTGACTCAACACCTTTGACCATTTCAACAGCAACCTTTTTAGGACGAGCTGATTTTGGCATCATAGTTTCCAAGTTATATACACCGCGACGCACTGTAGGTGCATTGTGTGTATATCTAATATTCACATACGCAGACCTAGGATTTTCACCAATAGCCTCCGCAGCTTCTTTAATCATTTTTGCTGAGAATTCAACCTTCTTAGGATATTTTCTCATTAATTCTTCAATCACTTTATTCATAATATGTCCTTTTTTTATTTTATATGTACCATTATATCATAGTTTGACCCGCTTGTGTGGAAAGTTACTGGTCCAGATGCGGCGAGTTGGTGTGCCAGAGAATGTGTTGATACCATTGACTTGCACATGTTGGTGGACAGAAGTGGAGTCGAACCACTACAGCCAGAGGCGACAGGTTTACAATCTGCGGGGCTCCCCAAGTGCCCAGTCCGTCCGTTATTCATTTCCTTTTTCATCATAATATAGGTATATTATATCATAGTTTGCGGTGCGCCGTAGAACTATTTGCGGTCAAACCGCGAAAATAGTACTATTTTTCTATGAAAGCCGCTGTTTGTAGAATAATATTCTACTAGAAAATCGCGGAGAAGTTGTTTTTCTTGACAAACTGGATCTTGTCTTCCATCTTACTCTCAAGGAAGTCTGGCTTATGAGAGATAATAAATGTGTTGGTATGACTTTCCAGTGTCTTTAAGATCTTCATTAGATTGTCTGTACCATCATCATCTAGAGATGAATCAAATGTCTCATCAAGGATTAACAGATTTGTGTTTGTAGAGTTTTTCATCTTTGCTATCTGTCTCCATGCAAACAGTAGACTTAAATCAATACGCATCTTCTCACCTTCTGAGAAATTGTCATATACAAATTCGTCCCTATGTCTTGACTTGATTGACTCTTGAAAGTTATCATCTAAATGGAATGCCACAAAAAACTCAAGTACCTGTAAGTACTTGTTTATAAGGGCATTCATCGCCGGTAAGTACTCTCTAATTATTTTCGTTCGAATACCTGTATCCTTGAGCATCTCAGCGGCTATTTCGTTATATAATATCTCATCCTGAGCTTCAGTTAGATTGTCCTGTATATCAATTAAATCATAGGTCATATCCACGAGCTCTTTAGCTGGCTTATCAATATCAACTTCTTTGACTTGCTTATTGATTAATGCAGTCATATTATTTGTATGAGCCGAGATCTTAGAATTAATATCAGCCATTTCAGATATCTGTGTCTGTACACCATCTAAGGTATCAACAGTAGAATCCATCTTTGCTGTGTTGTGGGTAATCTCTTGTTGTATTTTCCTTGCTTGGTCTTTGACTTCAATAAGCATTGCAGTCTTTAATTGTTTATTAATCTCTTGTGTGCATGTAGGGCAATCATCATTATCCTCAAAAAACTTAGCTCTACCAACAAGCTCTTTCATAACATGATTACATCTACCCTTAGCATCAGTCAAACCTTCTCTGACTTTCCTTAAGGAATTGAGATTGCCACGTAAGCCATCAGGATATTTATCCAATTTAGTCTTTGCAGAATCTATCTTCTTTTGAAGATCTGCTATGTCCTCATTAAATGATTGCTTTGCATCTTTATTAATCTCTTCTAATTGTGTTATATATTTCTTTTGTTGTTCTATTTTATCTTTCTGATTATTCGATGCAACATGTGAATTCTTTGCCCATTCTTTAGCTTGAGCATTACGTGTTTTTAATACAGTCTTCATCTTACTGAATACACCAATGTCTAATAGATCTTCAATGACATCACGTCTATCCCACGCTTTCAATTGCATGAATGGTATAAACGAACTCGAACCGAGAACGACAATTTGATGGAATGATTTATGATTAAGCTTTAATATGTTTTGCTCTAAGAACTTTTGATAGTCTCTAACATTAGTCTGCTGATCTATCATGTTACCATCTTGATATACTTCAAACTTATTTGGTTTAATACCACGTATTATTTTCCAAGTATGTCCGGCAGTATCAAATTCTATAGTGACCACACAACCTTTACCGTTTACTGAATTAACTAAGCCACCCTTTTTGACATTACGATGTGGCTTATTAAATAAAGCAAATGATATGGCATCGAGAATGGTAGATTTACCTGTACCATTTGTACCAACAACAAGAGTAGATCTCGACTTATTGAGATCTATTATTATTGGGTTGTTGCCTGTTGAGAGAAAGTTCTTGTAAGTAAGTTCTTTGAATAATATCATGGGTATATTATATCACAATAAACGTTATTGTACATACTTATTTTTTAAGCATCATATCTAAACCAATACTTTTTGTTTGCTCTAAAAATATATCACAGTTATTATATAATTGTGCAGCAAATAAACCAGTTTGAAAACTTGCAGTCATATCCATTTCTTCTGGATCTATGTCATGTTTTTTAATAGCAAGATTCATAAAATAATTTCCTGGGTCTGATAGTTCACCACAATTCATTTTCCAATATTCAAGACCACCTAAGACCATAAGCACAAGAGACTTGTCTTCAAAGTATTGTCTATACTTTTCTTTGTCTAAACCCTCACTATCTGACCCTTCAACCGTCGACGGTTGTATATCCGGATCTGTTGTTGGAGTTTCATCAGTTACAATCTCTATTGCCTCAGGTTCAGGGCTGAAGTCTGTCCATACTTGTTCAGCCCAAACCACTATTGGCCATGCTATTAATCCTATAATTATACATGTTACTGCAAATTGATAAACTCCCCATAGGAGTCTATCTGGATCATCTTGATCTAGCCTCTTATATCCTCGCATGTTTCTCCTTCACATACCGGTGTCTCGACAACAATCGTGTCATCCATGCCTACTAAACCTTTCATAGTATTCATTTTGTTTTCAAGCATTGCACATCCGGCTACATTAAATAAAACGATAAGACATGCTACCACAAATGCTAACATTGCCCATCTACTTTTTGAAATTTTTTTCATTTTCATTACTGTATCTCCATATCTATAGCATCATTATAGAGACTGTTCATCAGCGTCTTGAGTTTCTCTTTATCAAGATCTGTATTCACACCATCTATATAACTTGCCATTAAGTCAGTTGTATTTTCCACATCTTCTATGTTGGTAAGAACATTCTCACCTAAGAACTCAGAGAAATTTTCAGCTATCTTTAAATCATGTGTATTCAGCTCTGATATCCGTTCAATAAATTTGTCAAACATGAAGGGGTTAGACTTATTCCCAACAATTACTTTAACAAACTTGCCTGTAAGAGTATTTATATCATAATTTGTGTAATCTGTGTCAGTATCATCATAATATATTTTCTCAAATAATGTGAGAGGATTAGCTATTGCCTCTACTGTTTTTGTATCTGTGTCAAATACATGGAAATATTTCTGATCATTTGCATCAGCCCATGTAAATTCCATTGGACATCCTAAGTATCTGATGTTGCCTTGTTGTGAACTTGCATGATAATGACCAGACAAACACATATCAAAATGTGCAAATGGTTCAACACCCATTCCATGACCTATAGGTTGTTTAATACCTCTCATCATTTCAAATCCTTGCAACTCTAAATGAGCCATTACAATACCTTTATTACTAGCTAAGAAATTCATAGAGTTATCGTAATTCTCTGGGTTAATCCATGGTACTAAATGTACATCGCATCCATCATAGTTTAAAGTAGATGCCTTCATTATAATATTGATATTGCTTGTATAGTATCCTAATAGTTCTTTAAGAGAACAGAGCTCATTTGTATTCTTATGAAATACATCATGGTTGCCTGGAATAATATCCATTGTCATACCAGCTTTTTTCATAGGCTCAAGGAAATGTCTGCGGTTAGCATTAAGAGCTTTAAAATTTACAAACTTCCTATGGTCATAATAATCTCCGAGATGTATTATATGTTTTATATCATTGTCTTTGCAGAATGGAAAGAACAATTCATTATAAAACCTTTCTTGAAAGTCTATGAATATCTGTGATGAATTCCTGACACCGCAGTGGGTATCATTCAGTATTGCTATCTTCATTTAAATGGATCTCCTGTTAACCATACAACTAAACTATATCTTATTCCCTTTGTTACTGGATCTACCTTATGCCATATATCAGCTGGGAATACAGCAATCGAACCTGGAAGTTTTAAATTCTCATTCAATCTAGGACTAGTCTTACCATAATGATTTTCAGCATCGATATAAAATTCTCCACCTTCATAATCATCATTAAGATTTACAGTAACACTTATCTTTCTTATTTTACCTTCCGAATCTGGTTGCCTTATACTTGTATCTCTATGCCAATTATAAAATTGTCCTGGTCCGTATTTTGTGAATTGAAGCATGTGTACAGGATCCCATTGGAAATTCCAACCAGCTTCTCTATTTGCCCTCTCAACAAAAGGTAGTATATAATCAAACAACCAAGGATCATATAACCAGACTACGTCTGAATCTCTTTTATCACTAATAACACCACCACTAGTTGTTGCCCTCTTTGGACTTTGTGATAAACCATGGTCTATTATTTCTTTACATATTTCTGGAGCCAATGCACTTGCAAAGGTCCAATCATAATTCTTCAGCCTCATTCTCTTTTCCGCAGTGTGGACAATATAATTTCTTTGGTTTCCAATCGTGTTCCATAGTAGCAATGCTCCAATAGGCAGAACAATATTGACATACAAAATGCCATATCGTTTCTTTGTCTACTCTCATTTAGATACTACTCTATGCTTAGCTTCCCATCCTAGTTCCTTTAATTTTGTTATATCCGCACATGTTTTTATACGTTCTGTTTTTGGATTCTCTGCTCTTATCTCAGGTGTTCTATAAGGCATTAATTTTGCAGCTACCTCTTTTAAATTGATTGACTCACCTGTTCCAATATCTTGCACCTTACCCTTCATTATATCATAGTTTTCGATCAATGTACATATAGCAGAACATAAATCTTCTATATGAGTCCAATCTCTCTCATGATATCCATTTATATATTCAACTGATTCAGGATCTTCTGTCATTCTATGATACATCATATCCTCTCTTCCTGGATAAACTGTATGAGGTCTAAAGCCTACAAAGTCATGTCCATCTAATTCGTTAATCTTTTTAGTTGTAGCGTACGGGTTAGTCCACCATTCATAAGCATTTGAACTTGACGCATACATACATTTTATATTACGTCTATAACAAAATTCAAATACCTTTCTCGTACCATGTACGTTTGTATCAAAATATTCATCAGGCCAATCTAAAGATCTACGAACTCCAGTCAATGCAGCTAAATGAATAACCATATCAAAACTGCCATTTATATAATCGAATTCTGTTATCTCACCAGTATAACCATATATTCTATGTCCTGCCTTTTCTAAGTATGGTGCAAGGTGACTTCCTATATAGCCAGATGATCCTGTCATTATTATATCCATCTACGATCCGCCTTTATATCATCATTAATTTGTCTTGCTTTTTCTAATAAGGTTAATTTACCATGGCTAGATCTTAGAAATGCACTTGTATCTTTTGGAAAACACATACCACCAAATCCATATTCTCTATCTGGTCCAGGAACCATCATATGACTTGAACCAATACGTTCGTCTAATGAAATGCATTCAGTTAATTCATCAAATCCTTTGGGACCAAAGAAGTCTCTTAACTCATTAAAGAATATTACCTTTGTGGCTAGGTATGAATTAATTGCATATTTTGCAAATGCCGCTGTTCGTTTATCAGTAAACTTAACATTGTCCATAACAATACCAGCATGAAGAAATACATCATACCAAAATCGACATTGACGTCCACCGAAGATAGTAAATCTTTGATGTAAGAATTCACTTAGGTTATCAGCTTCTGTTAAAAACTCTGGATTAGTTGTTAGATATGGATCATCACCTAATAAATCTATAAGCTCAATTGATATCGTTGACTTAATTAGTATAGGTGTTCTTGGTGCAACCTTACGTATTTCTTGTACATATTGTTCAACAGCCATATCATCACATTCACCTACAGGACCTTGCGGTGTCGGCAAAGTTAATATAATACCATCATAAAAGTTATAGTCAGCATAGTTACGAATTCCATCATCTAATATATTCATATCAAGAGGTGGGTCTAATACTGCCACATCGTATGTTTCATTTTGTAATAAACCAGCATGTACTGCTTTACCTACTATACCAAATCCTACTATTAAAAATCTTCTCACCACTCTATCCATCGTTCATTACCTTTTCTAATCCTTTTTTCTTTTTAACCTTCTCTGATTTTTCAAAGTCTTTAATTTGAGTATCGACTTCTTTAATCTTAGATATTTTTTCACGAAGTGTATCAAGGAATGACTGGTCAATAGGACTATTTACATCAATGCTAGATACAAAGTCTTCTATATTGGCTTGCTCCATGAATTTAAATTTGATATCTGATTGCTTTTTCTCTTTAACGATTCTACGTATAAAGGCGAAGTAAGCTATCTGTGTGAAATAAGAAAATGCATTAGGCTTACCGGTTCTCGTGCTTGCATCTATTCTATAATTGTATATTGCTTTAAGACAGTTCTCAACTCCATCCATAACCATCTCATCTCGATATGTGTATCGTACAAAGTTTGGTTTATGGGATAGACCTTCACAAATCTTCATAAAGCATATAGCAATATAATCTGGTACTACTGGATTTTTGTCTCCATTTATCTTGGCTTCATTTGCCTCGGTCACATAGTCAACGACAGCATATGAAAACTGTCGGTTATTTACGTAATGGGGTTTGTCTCTTGGTTTAATTTTTTCAGTCATAATATCTCCATGTTATATACATTATATCACAAAACGCTTAATTGTACATACTTAAATACTAAAAGATGAGCCACATCCACATGTTGTTTTAGCGTTTGGATTACTTATTTGAAACCGTGCCCCTTGTAAGTCTTGGACATAATCGATTGTTATTCCTTCTAGATATTGATAGCTCATAGGGTCTATCAGAACTTGTACACCATTTTTCTCAATACTATAATCACCATCAATTGATGTCTCATCTAATTTAAAACCGTAACTAAAGCCTGAACATCCACCACCAGATATATAAACTCTTAGGTTTTCGGTTGCTGATTTCATTCCAGCTACTTTGTCTGCGGCATTACTAGTTATTTGCATATTTATTTTCGCGAAAGTATGTACATTGACCTATTTATATGATATAATAAGAGAGTATCTCTGCGGAGGGACAGTATATAATTAATGGGTGGTGGCGTTTCCTTTAACCATCCTCATCTCATCTGCCAACAATTCCTTATCTTGTTTAATCTCATCTAAAATTATTTTCATATAATGTGCTTTAACATCATCATTAACATCTGAAGTAATCATAACATTAAAATCCTCAAGGACGTGTAATTTTTGATTTGAGAATGGTAACCATGGAGTCATAACATAACGATTGTCTTCTTCAACTATTACTTTCATTGGTTCTTCTATACCAATTAATGCACCACTTGATTCTTCATCTAAATCATGTGTGTATGCAAGAATTGATTCGCCTGAAACCAATTTATATAATTTGACTGGTATGTCTGATATGTGTTCTGGATAGTTCTTTTCCATATATGTATTTATAACAATTTAATTTCGTGCATCTTAAATTTAAATCTTTCTTTAGAGTATATCTTAACGCGTTCTGCGGCATGGTTAAGTGTAAAATTCTTATTAGATTTCCAATGTAGGTCATCGGCTATGTCATATATCTTGGTATCTAATGTGCTCTTTCTTAATCCCCTACCAATAGATTGTAATACTCTTATCTGAGATTTAGATGGTGAGGCAAATATTATATTATGTAGGTTAACTATATTAATGCCAGTAGAGAATGTACCATATGAACATACTAATATAGCGTTAGACTCTTGTTCAGTTATAGCTCTAATTTCTTCGCGCGTGTCAGCGGGTGTCTTACCACTCACATAGAATACTTTTCTTTTATTATCTGTTGCTTTATCGATTGATCTAAACAGCGGTTCGCCATGCTTCTCCACGTACTGGAATAATACTAATGTATTACCCTTTAGATCGATAGCTAAATTCTTTATAAAGTTATTTCTCTTCTCATTTGTAACAATCCAATCTACCTCATCCTGATATTTCATCTTACTTACTTCTTTACAATGCTCTTCTTTATGTTTAAGTAACAATATGTCAATTGATATGTTTGCAAGATCTCCTCTATCAATAAGAGCTTTAGAGGTTGTGATGTTTTTATGTGGTCCGAATAGACCTTCTAGAACAAGCTTATGTGTTTGTGTACCATCAAGAGTACCTGTAAATCCAAATCTATATCTTGCATTAACACATTTAGTTAATATACTTGTCAATGATTTAGCTTTAAAATTATGTGCCTCATCACCTATAACCATACCGAACTGTTCAAAGTAGCCCTTCTGCATTTTGTATATAGATTGCCATGTGGATATATACACTCGTTTAGTCTTATGGCCTTTATCAAGACCTGCCATAATCTCATGGCAATTATCCGTAACAAAAAAGCTATCATCATTATCTGCATACTTGCAGAAGTCGGTATACATTTGTCTAACAAGGGAAGTGGTAGGTACAATCAATAATACTTTATCTTCATTACGAGCTAAAAAATATCTTATAAGGAGATATATTATTAATGATTTACCTGAAGCTGTAGGAGATACTAGAAGACCTGACCTCGTTCGAATACCATGTTCAATAGCTTCTAACTGATAGTCTCTTAGTATATGTGGTATTGGTAATGTTTCAAACCAAGACATATCGACAGGGTAATCCATTCCTGGAAGATTATATTTACTTGGTGGTTCTTTTAATATTGATTGAAGCTCTATATTTCTGTCTAAACAAAAAGCTTTTATATGACCAAATAATCCAGAGTATATGGATTGGTCACGCATGTTAAGTAATCTGAGTTTGCCATCCCATAGTTTGTTACGGAATTGAGGCATGAACTTATAGCCAGGAACAAAGAACGTAAAATATTCTGCTAGTTCCTGTATAATGCCTTTGTCATCACAGTCCACATAGATAAAGGCATTGTCTTTAACTTCTACTGTTAATATCATACACCTGCTTCAAAGGATCTCCATTTTATAATGTTACCAATATTCTGATGTCGCCATCTTATAGTATTCATTATTTCTTCAATAGTTTCTACTTGAATCTTTTGTACTTCTAATAGTGCTTGTGATCTTTGGATATCAGTATCAGCATCATAATAATAATTCATATCACCTTTAAGTGGTTTATTTAATCCACCGAATGGATCATACTCCCACTTAAATTTATCTATTTCTTCTTTAGATAACTTTCCATTATAGTAAAGCCATTTATCTTTGAGCAATGTCTTATACTCTAAGTCATATTTCTTACGTGTCATTTTAGAAATGGTAAGTAACTCTAAGTACTTACTATGGATACGTGCCATCCTTATAGTAGTATCATCTAATTTTAGTTCATCGATCTGGCCATCTTTCTTCCACATCTCAAGTATTTCAGTTGTATTCATAATGTATTAATATTTATATCCGTATTAAAATCGTTTAACCATGGGAATGTTTTCTTCCAATCGCATCCTCTCCTTCTGTCTATATCTGTCAATTCAGTCTTAAGTAATTTAATCATCTCATAATTGACAGGCGTATTATCTATTGACTTTTCATATCCTCTCATTAGTTCATAGATACGATATTTCCATACACCTTTGTCTAACTCTTCATATAACCTTTTAAAATCATCTGCAAAGAATCCTGCTGGGAATATATCAGGTGCCATATGATTTGGCCATACAACAAAATTACCAGAGATGTATATAGGTTTTATCTTTGAATTCTCTTTCACACCTGACTTTACTTCAGGTGCCTTTTCTCTTAATGGATTTCTTAGATTATTCCAATAGTTTAATCTTGTTACTAATTCTGGCATAGCCCTTATTGTTGTAGCGGCCATAGTCATGTGGATTTCTGTTTCTATATCTTTATAATCTAATGCAAGTATACCAAGATTCCTATCGAACTCTTCTAGCTTTGATCCCCAACGTGTATACTCATGTGCCTCTCCCCAACAATCAATAGAACAAATAATTCTTATATGACCTAGGTTACCTATTGCACGTAAGAATTCTATATGATCCATAGTATCACGAAATCTTTGTTCAGGACATTTTAGATTAGTAAATATAGTTAACTCTAAATTAGGGCAAGGGTGAGATTCAAAGAAGTCTAAATTCTCTAATAACTCTGGTTGAAAGAATGGTTCGCCACCTAATATATTATATTTAACTAATGGCTTATGATTATCTTCCATCCATTCCCAGAACTCATTTTTTATTCTTTTAAAATTCTCTTTGTCTTGAAAGAAGTCTAATGCATAGTCATTAATATTTTGTGTTAAACCCCACTTTTTATTTTCGGCTTCCCATGTAGAACTATATTCAGCAGAGCAATATATACATGCTTGATTACATACATTACTAAAATACATTTCTAATATTGTGCAGTTAGTTGTACTAAAGAGTTCAGATTTCATGCTATTGGCTTCCATTCTATCTGAAATACCACCAGCATCTTCTATCTTTTTACAATACTCACAACCTTTACCTGGCCATTTACCTTCCAGCATAAGTTTACGCGTAGCCATTTTAGTAGGGGTATGATGAAATTTACCAAAGTCTCCCTCAGGTATCTTATCATATGTGGTTCTATGGCAACTAGCGGATGTACCTTCGCTTAGTTTTATAGATGACCATACAAATTTTAATGCGCACGTAGGATCTTTAAGACCTGTGTGCTTATTCCAATTACTATCCATGGTTATATTATATCATAGTTTGCGCAGTTTGTACATACGTTGTAAACCTGTAGTTGAATCTATCACATCGAATCCCATGCGCGATCGGCATTCTTGAAATTCATTCCAGGTAATAGTCTCTGAATCAAAATCAATATCATTTGGTACATCATTGTTTCTCCATATAGCTATACCTGTTTCTCTGTCTATAATAAAATATTCTTTTTGTAATTTTAGTATGTCGAATGAAGCTCTCCAGCTTGTACCACAACGCGGTGCATCATTTTTTTGATCTTCTTCAAACGGCCAAATAGCTTGTTGCTCTCCGGGTGGTAACATATCATGCAAGATTATAATCCCTCTAGGTCTTAGAATTTTAACTGAATTACAGAAGTCTTGCCAGACTTGTTTATGTTCATGCAACCCATCAATAAAGATGACGTCATATTTCATTAGGTTAACCGCAAAGAATTCATCGCTAGTCATACGTAATGTTCCACCTGAGTTCGGATCGATTCCGACTTTGTTTTTTACTTTGATCTTATCAAAGTTTTCGTTATATGCACAGCCTATTTCTAAATAGTCTTTAGCCTTAATAGCTTGGATTGCATGGTTGATTATATCAGATCTACTTAGCAAAATAATCTTGCATACCGCCTTCGCGATATGTATCTAAAGTTAAACAATGTAAGCCACCATCCCAAAAATTTCTATGTCTAAATCTACAGTATATCGGTTCTATATTATGTTTCTTTAATTTATCGTGAACTTCTTTTTGATAGTTTAATGATAGGATAACCTCTTCAGATATACTAAGCATATTAACTTCGAATATACTTTCTTCTGCAAAGCCAGTCCATTCACTTAGATAGCTATCTACAAATTTGACAAGCTCTGGATTTGATTTAGCTTGAGGTGTCCACCATCTACCTTCTGTAATATCTTTCTCTAACCTCCATGAATTAAGTCCATTCCATTCATGAGCATTATCAGCTTGCATTTGATTTGGATTTTGAATTCCAAGAATATCCCAACCTGGAAGAGTCTCTTTAAAAATGTTTCCATCTATCCATGGTGTATGAATAACCAATCCTGGTTTTGGTAAACACATTGCTCCATCAGTATGTCCTCCCGCTGTTATTGCAGAAGTAGATTTAAATTGTGGATACTTATCTAAAACCCATTCGCCTAAATTAGTTTTATCCTCTTCATCAATAATAAGTTTATTGCCTACACGTATAATTTGAGGAGCCCAAAAAGTATTACTGTAAGTGTGAGGGCGATCGTTTATGCTAAAGCCGGAACCATCCCTCTCTATTAAATTTTTCACTGGATAATGATCTATAATATCAGGATTAATTTTATATGGATTAGTAAAGTCTGAACCAGTAAAAAGAATCTTATCACCTAAAGTAATCCAATTATCTCTTGGCATAAGACATGGTTTCCAAATAAAATCAATAACTTCATTCTTTCCGAAGGCATCCATTACACTCTGAATAGTATCAAACATATCCTCTTCACGAACTCCATCCATTGAATTCCTTGGTGGTTGAATTACTTCAACACCCAAATCCTCAAGCGTCGTGCGGATATTTGTTAAGTCTTCATGGGTTTCATACAAGATTTGCTGGAGTAAATCCCGAAGTTTAGGGTCACCAACAGTTTCAAAAAACTCTGGTTCAAATACATTACCGAGGATTACCTGTTTTAAAGGGTCCCAACCGTTATATGCATTTGCTTTATTTATTTTGTACTGGTTCGAATCCATCTATTGTCCACCTTCCATCTATCCAAGCTGCTGGACTCATTATCTCAAATCCATCTATCTTTTGTTTATATTCATCTGCTCCACCGATATACAGATACTTAAATCCTTTTTCTTTATAATATGCACACTCATGTCTTAAGCTAGCAAGGCCCAAATGTAATTTAGGTCTTCTATAATCCCAAGCAAACTGATAAGCTTCAGCATTTTCATTATCAAATTCACATATCATACTAAATCCTACCATTATTTTTGAGTCACCATGATTATGATAATCATCATAAAGCCCATCATGATTTGTATCATAATATCCATGGATAGTATTTTCTTCATACTCGATTGGAAATAATGGCATTACACTATTAAATGCATGATGATTACAATACTTATAATATATGTTATCTAAATCCTGTGGCATGCGTGGATAATAATCTATAATATCTGTATTATCTATTTTGCTATAATTAGTTTTCTCTAAATTAATCCTCGCATATGAGTAACTCATTTAAATCTCCAATTAACTACGTCATCTAAATTCTCTTCTGACCAATTATCATAATAACCTTGGTCTTTTAATGCTAAGCTTTTCCTATTGATAACGCTAAGTCTTTGTACTAATACTAATATACATTTGCCAAAATTCATTTTGACACCATTAATAATTTCTGGGTCATTTGGATGATCTTCTAATGCAACAATATCATGTGGCATTGCTACAGCATTAAATTCCATTATTAAATGATTTAAATTATAAGGTGTATAATTTTCTGTAGCTGTATATAAACATACAACTTGATGTGAATCAGACCAATTATTTATTACATCAGCTAATGATTTACCAAGGTCATCTGTTTCTATATATTTAACTAATGCAGCTTTTGCATACGGGCATGGTGTTTGGTTTAGCGATTCATTATGAACTGAGACAAACTCCTCAATCCACTGTTCGATATTTGATCTCATTATATAAAGGTTTCATTAGATGAATTCGTAGTATGAATAATTGAATGTGGCAACTGCAGTAAGATATTCTACATCGGTTGTCGTGATATCAAATGGTAACGATGAAAGACTAGTCGGGTAAGCATCGATAAAATTGATTTGTTTTGTTACATTATTAGCCGAGTTCATAACAGTTAGGGTTAGATCTCGTACATGATTGTTGCCAATAATTGCTTGTTGATGGTTTGTCTCTATCCCCATCTTCATCCAATCAAAGATCTCTTTATAGTTTAAAAGATCCTCATCGATTAGATAACTTAATTCTAATGGGGCAAACATTACTTTATCTGCAGCCATTGCAACATTTACTTGTTTAAATGTTACAGGTGCACCTTCCGCAGATACGTCTGGGAGCATCATAGTCTGTACTGTAAACTGAGCGCCAGAATATGTCTGGCTATCTAGAGTCATTACGAACGATGATGGATTTAAAAAGTTTGGCATATTATATATTTATACGAAAAATTTCTTGTAATCATTAATAAGTTCTTGTATATTTGGCAACGGTTCCTCTTCTATTTCATTACATAATTTATAGTATTGCCATATATCACCTGACAATAATTTACCCATATCGATTTTAACTATATCACCGTATGGTTCTTCCTGGTCAACAAACCAATCCCATTCAGTCCAGCCTTGTTCTATAACGGGACTACCAAGTTCAAGCTTATTCCATCTAGCAATAAATTCTTCTCTCATTGTTGTTACAATAGGATATATTACTTTAACTGGATTTACTTCACTAAATACTAAATCTCTTAATGGTCTATCAATATCATGTGGCATTGCAATAGGATCTCTTAATTCATGAAGAGGAACTATCTTTATACAATCCTTCTTTGTATTACTTATTACGTGTTGTCTAGATTCTTTAAATGTTTCTTTTTCGGTTTCCCAATCTGCTCCCCAACAACCAATATCAAGGCCTGATTCTTTTACATGTTTAGGGTATTTAGGAAAATTATCATGTTGATTAATTAACCAAGCTAACCATGTGCCTGCCATTCCACCTTGATATAATACCAAATAATTCATGTACTATTTATAGTTAAAAAAAATCCCCCAATAAAGGGGGATCTTCTTTTGTAACTTTAGAAAATTACAGGCCTAAGACCTTACGTTTTCTGTAGTATACGTTGTTACCATTACCTGCAGTAACAAATGGATTGTCAGCTACGCCGTAACGAGTTTTGAATCCGATTCTTGGTTGGAAGTCATTCTCACCAATTGTCTTCATCATGCTTAATGGAACGTATGGGCAATAGAACATACCAGCGTCATAAGGGTTAGTACCTTTATAACCAATAGTAAAGTAGTCTACGCTTGCATAAGGATCAATATAGATCTTCATTGAACCATAAACAGTACCAGCAAACAATGAACCTGAAACATCAGATGTCAATGATTGTGGACCGCTAGTACCCATGCCAGTATCCATAGCGCCTGCAGCATTTAATGCAGCAGCAACACCATGAGAAACGATAGCCCAGTTACCTTTTCCACGACGAGTAGAAACAGCAATTGTATTAGCTTCGATTTCCATAGCTTGTACTAAGCTTTTAGCTTTCTCAGCAAACCATCTGCCGTCGGTATCGACGTTACCAGCAAAGTTAAAGTTACCTGCAGCATTACCACGAGTGGATGTTACAGAGTTAACGTTTACTAGACGGATGATTTCACGATTCATTTCAGCAAGAATCTCAGTTGACAAAATGTTTGCCAGCTCAGTTTCAGCAGAAAGACCATGAACAGCCTTAAGGTCTTGCGCTAATTCAGTAGTGTACTCAGCTTTAAGAGCACGAGACTTTGCAGTCACAGTAGTCTTATCGATTGAGAACGCCATTTGAGGAATAGCAGGACCAGAGTTACCTTGTGCTTCAGCAGTTGCCGTAGTGTTACCAGAACCTGGCTGATACTCGTGTACAGTATCTGAGTCAGGACCAGCTGTATCTTCCGCAGCGAACGGATCGCTTGAGTGCGTAGATAAGTCACCAGAAGGAGCACCAGAAAATTCAGTGTCCGCTTCATCGAATAACGCTTCGTCACCAGTTTGGCTAGTGTAACGAGATTTCATTGCAAAGATCAGACCAGTTGGTCCAGTCATTGGCTGTACGCCAACAAGATCAAATGCAAGGAGGTTAGGAGTAGCACGTCTCACTAATGAGATAAGTACTGGATCCCAAGTATCAATGTTACCCGCGCCAGCAGTTGAGCTAGATGCGCCCATAGCGTTTGCAGCAGTTTCATGCAAAGCACCAATGTGTGCACGCTCTTCAGCGAAAGCTTTTTCTTGGTTCTCAAGAACAACCGCAGTTACTCTGCGTTTGTGCTGATCAGTTATACTGCCAGCTTCTTCAGAATCAAGTACAGGGGCCCATTTTTCCTGTAGTATTTGTTGATTAATTTCCATTTTAATATTCTCCTTAATATGGATTATTTACGCGAAAGTGCGCTAAGATATGACTTCATTTGATCAGAAATATCTTGGTCTTGTGTATCCTCAGTAATTGCATCTACATCTTTTGCATCTACCGCGGCATCTTTGTTAAGGTAAGATTCCTTAATTGTTGCTACCTTTTTAGCAAAGTCTTCATTAGAGTCGGCTTCAATACCTTCAACTAATTCAGATAATTTTGCAGTTTCAGTTGCAGCTAAACCTTTACATGCTTCACTAACTATTTCTTTTCTTTCAAAAGTTTTAACTTTCTCAGAAAGTTCCATAGCACGAGCAGTAGCATCATTCAACTGAGCTTTAGCATCTTTAGCTTCTTCAGACAGAGAATCTAAGATATCTCCAGCGTCCGTAGGAACATTGATGTGGTGCTCGGCAAATAATGTACCAAGTGATTCAATAAATGATTCAGTGATTTCAGACTTCAAAGAATGCTCAATTGCAACTTCGTTATCTGTCATCCAGTTTTCAACGACATACGTTAAGTACCCGTCTACTTTATCAACTAAATCTTCTTTAATAGCTTCAACTTCACCAGCCAAATCAGATGCATAACGCTCTTCTAATTTTGCTGTTTCAGCGTTGACTTTTGATGTAAGTGCTGCTTCAAAAATAGTAGCCGCTTTATCTTTAAAGCCTTCAGACAATGTGTCCTCGTCCTTAACTAATGCTTCCACGTCTTCTTTGAATTTACCTTTACCTTTTGACTCAACGGTATCACCTTCAGTACCATCATCCGACTTGACTTTCTTTTTCTTAGCCGGTGCTTTACCTTCAGTGTCCTTCTCGTCATCATCTACGACTTCAGTCTTAGCTTTTTTACTTTCTTTCTTAGCTTTGCCTTCTTTCTTAGATGCTTTAGTATTTTCTACTTCACCTTCATCTTCGTCGCCTTCTTCTTCATCGCCCTCTTCTTCTTCATCGTCTTCCACTTTAGCTGCTTTAGCTTTAGCTTTTTCCGCTGCTTCAAAGATTGCGTCAAGGCCTTCTTTAGACATTTCTGTCAAAGAAGCTTGTATTGCTGATACTGTACGAGCTGCTGTTAGAGGTGCTTCGGGGATATCTAAATCCGCTTCAGCTTCTACTTGCGTATCCTCAACAATAACCTCATCTACTGTTTCATCAATACTTTCGTCTTTAATAACTTCAGACATTGTATTCTCCTATAGAGATTATAGTTTAGAGAGGAAATGCTCAAAACCTGCAGACTGTTGCTCTTCCGAGTAACTCTCTTTAATAGGCTCTTTCACTTCTGTCTCACCTTTTTCAATTGTCATAGTATAATGACCAGGTCTATCCATCTCGTAAGATACTCCTTCCATAATGCCATTTACATAAGCATTAGGGGCAGAAGGATCTTGTACGATATCGATAGTGTTAAGTAGAAAATCATCCTTAACATAATTAACCCCGTCTTTCATACTAAGACTTCCCATACCACGACTAGACACTCCAAGTTGTACGCCACCCTCGACCAAACCTTTTACAATCTGACCCATAGGGGTATCCAAAATAAGTGCTTTTCCCATCACATTATTACCATCCCAACTAAGTTCGGTAATTCTGTGAGAAACTTTATCCAAATTAATGGAAGGGCCATCAGGGTGATTCAATTCACCAACTGCACGACCTGTAATAACTTGCTCATTGACAAATTTGTCAACGGCCTGTGTAAGAACTTCACGCGTATATATACGACCGTTTTTGTTCTTGTTTTCTGCTTGCATAAACACACCTTCTAAGAAAGTACTTTTCTTACCGGTTTTTTTATTCTCTTCAATAGAAAAACCAAGTTGGTGTTGAATATATTCCGTAATTAACTTCATTTAAGCTCCCATTAAATTGAGGAAATCCTTTAATCCATCTTCAGCACTTTTCAAATCTTTAAATTTGTCAAGCTTAATTCCATCAATATATAGATTGAATTTGTTTGTTATGACTGCAGATGTTTTCTTTTTCTTTCCAAGTTTGGTTAATTCCTTGGCTACCTTTTCACCCGACGGGAGCTTTAATTTAGCTTCAATTACTTCATTGAATGATTCCTTAAACGTCAGCATCTGTTGCAACTTCTCCCTCTGGTGTCTCCACCGCAGGTTCTTCTACTGCTGGAGCATCGTTCGTCGCTCCATACATTTTAGAAGCAACTTCTTGTTTATGATTATTCAATGCGCTTAATATTTTATCTTGCATAATACTATTAAAAGTATTGTTGCTCTTCTGCGCATCGCCCGTTTTTATATTGTCAATTAGTGTTCTTGTGCTCATAATATCTCTGTATAGTATTTATAAAAATGTTTATTTCCAGTAAACTTTATGTATACTTATTGTTTATATAGGTGCATTTGATAAATCTGGATTAATATCACCTGGTTCGATAGGATCTTTCTTGTTATCCTTCGCTATTTGTTTAATCATCTCATCATCCAATTTCAGAATATTGCGGCGGACCCAGTCTTTAGACCAGAACGTACCAATATATTCGTCCATCATTTGAAGAGTTTCTATACGTTCCTTAAGGATTTCAGTATCTTTAAGTTCAGCATAGTAATTATCTCTAGAATACTCAACAACAATGTCTTCACGGATGTTTACCCAGTCGCTTGGCACTATAATCTTTTTAAGGATCAATTGTCTCTTAAGCGCTTCATAGAATAATGTTGAGAATTTACCACGGCAACGATCTATAAACTTTTGAAATTTAAGTTCATCACGAGTGATTTCTGAGGAACGACCAACAGAAAATGCATCTGCTTCTGTTAATCGTGACATAGGAATATTTAAAGCCCTATATAATTTGTTTTGGAAGTATTGTATATCTTCAATCTCACCAAGGTTTGAACCACCTGGAAGAGTATCGATTTCTGTACCACGGCCGCCTTCTCTACGTGGCAACCAAAAGTCTTCCATGACATTACGATGGATCTTCTCATCTTTTAGATTACCGGTAGAAGGATCATATACAACCTTATTACGATACTTATTCATCGTGTTATTAAGGTATTCTTCAGCCTTACCCTTAGGTAGATTACCTACGTCTATATAAAATATACGACGTTCAGGTGCTCTTGATATACGATAGATGACAAGTGAGTCTTCCATCATACTTAATTGGTTTAAAGGTTTAAGGGCTTTATTTAAGTAGCCAATAACCTTATTGCGTTCTTCGTTTAATAGACCTGAGTTAACTTGAATAATAGCATCAGGATTAATACGTAAGCCTTCTGCGTTATTAATTAATACATCATCTTGATAGAGGTAATATTCTTGGCCTTCTTTTTCAAGTTCAGCACCGGTCTTAGGGTCTTTAACCTTTTCGACTTCTTTAATCTTACGAATCTTTGTTGGATCTATTTGTCTTAGTTCTAATATACCAGCATCAGGCTTAGATTCATTAATAATAACATGATAAAATAAACGTCCATCTACATACCAACGTCTAAATGTATCGTATGATGACATAGAGAAGTTAGTTAAGTTTAGAATTCTATCGAATTCTTCCATGATTAGATCTTTAACATTGTCTGCTTGATCTAAGTTATCAAGATTTAATTTAACAATAATGCCGTTCTCATCTGTGATTGCTTCATTACATATATCTTCAATCGCCATATCCACTTCTGGATATGCTGATATCGAACGGTACTTCATTATTAATAGTTTATCTGACTCGAACTTATCTCCACTAAGATCCATATATTGACCAAAGTGTCCACCAGTTGGGGAAATTTCGTACGCGCCATCCTCATTCTCGGTTGCGAATGATAAAGGTTTCTTTTTATCTTCTATTGCCTTTCGTTTAAACTCAAAGCCAAATAGTGTTACGCCGTTATTTTCTGCCATACATTCCTGTTCCTAATTCACTCTTTCTTAAATATATTTATAACACTTAAGAAAGAGTGCCTTTCGGCACTCCTTATGTTTATCGATGATTTACGTTGTAGTATCAGACTCCCAATATTGAACTTGCAGTTCAACAGTGAATTCTTCAATAACATTTTCTGAATCATACGAAAGTTCAATCGCACCCAAAGTAGTTGGGAAACAACCTCTGATATCGTATTTTTTAATACTAGTACCAGCTTTATCTAGTTGTTCAACGACCATGTCAGCCATATAACTATCTGGCTTGATTATACCAGTATTGTTATTATGACCATTAATCATGTTCATCCAATCTTCATATGCATTTCGTACATCAAAGTCATTGTCATTAATGACCGTGATCGTCCATGGTTCAAATGTTCTATCACCAGCTATCTGTAACGTACGACCCCTAAATGGAACTGGAATAGGAGCAATAGTACTTGCTGGCAACGATGCCATCTTTGTCATGTATGACGCCTTCGTTGAGTTTGGCTTTATAATTAAACCGGGGAAGTTCTGTGTGACCTGAAATAAATTAGGTCTTGCACCGCCACCAATTAATTGGCCTTTCATATCATCTACGCCTAAAATAGCCATTAGTTACCTCCTGCAATTTCAGAAAACTCTACGCCAGTTCTCGTAGCGATAAAGTTTAGTGTTATATAGTTAATAGATCTTGCAGGTTTGACATAAATATCAGCAACAAACTTATTGGTATCAATAATTGCTCCTGTATTATTTGTGCCATCACAAACTACTTTAAAGTCCGTAATACCTCTACGACCCTTAACGTCTCTTAAAAATGGTTCAACCATGTTTCTGAATTGAGCCCTTGTAAATTCATCATTAAATTCGAATAATGATGCTTTCGATGCTGTGCTAACAGCCTTCTCTAATACGATAAACAATCTACGAACGTTAATTCTATCGAACGCTGATGGTTTAGCTTGTAGAGTTTTGTCACCAAATAACACTGTACCCGCACCAGGAAATGTAACAATAGGGTTTACACCTGTCTTGTATAGAGCATCTCTATCTGCCTGATTAGGATTATATGCTAGTTTAGTAACGTTACGAACATTACCACGTGTAAAACCTGCCGGTGAGAACCAAGCATCAGCAACTAAGTCGGCGTTAGCCGTTAGTCCTGCTGTTGATCCAGCCGCACAAATCCAACGATATACATCATTGTACTTGTCATACACATATAGAGAACCAGAATCCGCAAAGCCATAAGACGTTGAGGTTGCTCCTGTTCTCCATGCTGCTATTGCTGTTAAAGCCGCAGCCGCTGTTACATTTACTGTTGCCGCTCTCTCTGGTGAGACAAAGCCAACCGCATCTTTTCTTGCTGCACATAAAGCTGTAATATAATTACTTAGTGTAATATTATCAGTCGCGCTCAGTGAAGAGTTTGATTGAAACATTAAGCTCATGTCCATTGTTTCTGCATCGGCGAAATATGCAAGAGCTGTAGTAGTCTCACCTACAGTTAGTACATTATCATCAATACCACCACTTAAGGCAATATAAAATGATGCAACATTTGTAAATGCATTACTAGTTGCTGATTCACCTGCATCTGTCAAAGCTGCTGGGTGATTACCGATATAGACCCATTCTGACTGGGAATTAACGACATCTTTATAGTATAAAGATTCTCCGCTAGTGCCCTTAACATCACTTGCTTGCGATAGATAAGTAAACTTTTCAAGTATGGTACCTTCTGTACCAGTAATTGTTCCGTTTGTATCATAAACAAATATGTGTATTTCATCATTAGAACCGCCTACCGCTGCTGCTCCTGCTGATGTTCCAGCTATACTTTCAACATGTGTTGCTTGCCATGCTGTTAGTGCTTGTGTTGCTGTCGCGACGGATACACCCACCGCGTTACCTGTAACACCAGGGTATCGGGCTTGCGTCCAGTCTCCTGCTGCAGGTGTTTGACCGTCAAATACGGTCTTGTTTTGTGATAGAATACCAGTACCTGATGCCGTGGCATTTAGTGCTGATGCTCCTACAGCTCTGACAACCTTTAAAGCGCTGCCATAACTTAGAAATTGGGCTGCCGTGAGAACACTTTCAAAAGTATTCGCATCTGGCTTTCCAAACGTTTCGATCAGTTGTGTTTCCGATGATACAGTGACAACTTCATTAACAACTCCCCAGGCAAAACTTCCAGCCATGGCTCCTGATGTTGTTGATACTGACGGTACTACATTGGTCAAATCGATTTCTTTTACCTGTACTCCAGGCGAAACTAGATTAGCCATCTAAACTCCTTCATGTTATTGATAAGATTATTCATAATAAGGATTTTCTCAATATACTTATTTATACTACTTAAGCTTTCCATATTTGCCAACCCTTCCCAAATGGGTGGTCATCATCATTTTGCTGTGGTATAATACCTACTGGTATGACTTCATCTTCTAATTGTTTAACTTTTTCCTTGTATAACATTTGTTTCATATCTACATCGGTTGATTCTGCAAAGAAAGGAGTAGATGTGAACCATCCAAACATAACTAAATTCATCATGAGGTCATCATTTGAATTATGATCTGCTTGGTAAGATGATCCTTTTGCTACAAATGTACTCATCTCTCTAATTGTTTCTTCGTCTTTTATTGCTAATTTCTTTTGCTGCATAATATCTCTTATATTAGAACAGCCAATTCTTTTAATTTTAGCAGTCATATTTACACCAATAGCATTCGCTTTAATCATAGACTCTACGAATACGTTCTCATATTCTAATTCATAGTATAAACCATTACATACTACTTGTCCTGCATCGTTAGATTCAATCACCACATAACACTCATTATAATGTGTAGCATACTTGTATATCATGTCAGGAAGTAATAAAGGGCTTATCATGTTATCACGGTACGTACACACCTGCACAAAGGGGTTACATGAGACATCTATGACTGTAAATGTGGAATAGTCTTGGCCTCTTCCTCTAGATACGTCAACAAACATTAAATAATTATGGCCTTCCTCTGGTTGATTCCATATCTTTACATTATTAAGCATTTCTATAGGATTCATAGCTCTTAGTGCTAATAAGATATCTGCAGATATTAATGTATTACCTGTACCATGGAATGAGTTGCCATCCAGGTACATCCCACCAGTCTACACGCGTGGCATCAAATTCATTTGTTCCTTGAAGAGCTCCTTCATATAGTTTATGGAACATATTACCTATACCATTGGCTGTAGATGTGATAATGATCTTAGATGTTTTACCTGATGAGATAACCGGATAGGTTGATGTATAGAATTCAGCGGCGTTATCTACAAATGCGAACTCGTCAAGGTACACAAGGTTAAGTGACATACCACGAATAGAGCTTGATGATGTTGCTGCTGCGATGATTCTACTATTATTTGAAAAGCCTATGGACTTCTTATTGAGTGCATTACAACCAGGTTGTAAAAAGAATGGCAGATTTTCTAACATAAGAGTAATCCTACCAAGCATTTCTCTAGCAATAGCTTCCTTATTCGCTAGGATACCTACAACTTGTTCACCTTTAAAGATAGCATACCATAGAAGATTAATTCCTCTTTAGTCCATGGGTGTTCTACATCAGCACCCCTAACATTAGGATTGCCTAAGTAGTTACTCTCTATCATCTATCAAATAAGTCCGGTTCGTGTTCTATTACCTTTTCATCGCGTAGCATCTTCTGTAGCTCAGCTGTTGAGCCAATAAAAACATTGTTGTTTGTTCCAGTAAGAGCAGGAGTATCATCTTTATCTTGTTCCTTTTTACTCTTATGGAGTTTAAGAATCTTCTCGCCTATCTCAGCATTATTTTTAATTAACTGACCAAGTACTTCGAATGCTCTTGGGTGTTCTGACTCACGAGCAAGGTCAAGCATTAATTCTATTGCTTCATCACCTTGCTCCGCTAAGTCATAAAATTGTTTCCTGACTTTCTGATAGTCGGAATCAGTTTTAGTGTTCGTGCCAGTCGATATGGGCTTCTGGGTTTTCATCTCCATGCTCATGGTCGTCTTCGTGTTCCTGTGGGTTCTCATAATCTGTATTCCATAATTCCATTACACCAAACTTTGTACGGCTCTCATCTTTATTACCGCCCTCATAAGGTATAGCTAAATTTTCTTCAATAAGAGTTTGGTTAGCATCTTTGCCATTTATCTCAATCGTACCAAGTACTCTTCCGAATTTACCTTTCTCCATATCTTCTGTAACTAAAGTAAACTCTCCATTTGTTTCTGCTAATAATTCTATTAGTCTATGCTTTGCAGCTAATCCCCAAGATTTCTCTTGCAAATTTCTTGTCCTACTCTCAGGTGTATCTATACCCATTAAACGGATGCGATCCCTCATGAATACTGAAAAACCTAATTCTATATCTGCGTCAATGGTATCACCATCAACCACTCTTACTAGTTGTGCGTTAAATCTGAACATTGTATTCTCCTCTATACGTCAGTGTCAAAAAAGTTAATCGTTTCAGTGTATGGTTCTTTAAAGCCACCAGCACCATCGCTAGTAGTAGTACCATCCACCGATTGTTGCTCAAATTTATGAGTTGTCGGATCAACATTCTCTGAATAATCAACTTCTGTTTGGAGAATTTGTTTGCTCTTTCCTATACCCCTATAATAACGAATACGAGTTCCGAACTGTAATGTATATATTATAGCTCTTCTCGTAACTAAATCACCCTCATAATCATCATTTAAGGTGACACTCTCTAAAACTATAGGAGTGTCGGTTGTGATATCCATACTTGGAATATCTTTTATTGTTACTGTGTATTCCGGTTGGAACATTGGCAGTATCTGTTCTAATAGCTGCAACCCTTCATCTTGTGTTGCAGACATAATATTTAATTCGAATCCAACTTTATAAACAGCGGGAGCTCCTAATTTATTAAGTTGTAATGTGTCCCCTGTTATAACCTTTGTATAATTCTTATGTTTAGACACACGTGCATTTGCATCATATTCCATACTTGAGATTTCAAATGATATACGAGGTAATGTCATAGCAAGCTTAGGATCACTTGTTTGTTCCGCCATTCTCGCCAATACTTTTTGACGTGGAGCATAAGCTAAAGGAACTTTAATTTTTTTTAATACTTTACCATTAGAATCTGTTTTATGAACTTCTAAGTCATTGAACATAGAGCCAAATACAGACACCATCCTACGGGTTGACTGATTGTACCAATGATTCTCAAACATTATGGATCTCCAAACGGATTAGATTCACTAAAGTCTATAACATCATCACCAACAAATTCGAACTCATCATTATCGGCATATGGATCTCTGTTATATTCAGTCTTAGTGGTGCCAGTTAAGTCAACAGTAATTTGCCTTGAGCTACCAGATGTTTGACCAACAAGTAAGCGTGTAGCATGTACTGCATGTTGCATAAAGGTTCCATCTCCGTTTGTTGATTGGTGTGGCGATACAATTGTTACTGTATAAGTTTCTGTATCAACGGCTTCATATCCGGCAATCTTACCAATTATATTAATATTAGTACCACCACCATCGGTAGAACCGGTATATTGATGCACATACTCACCAATCTCAAAGTGATTAGTGTTGGCCGTAGCTGTAGTTGTGTATGAATAAGCACTAGCATATAGTAATTCTATATTATCAATCTCTGGCATACCAGTATCAAAATTCTGATCATTGTATTCAAACAATTCAGCAGTAAGAGTATAGGTAGGAAGATCTGCTAATTGATAGAAAGGATTCTTAGGTTCAACATATTTGATTTCAAATATTCTATCAGTCATTGGCATGTATATAAGATCACCTTCACCAGGTTTACTGAGTGATTGATGACCTAAATCACTAGCAAGATTCATACCTACAACATGATCCCAGCGTTTCGCAGGGATTACAAAGTTACCTTGGTCACGAATCTCTAATCCAAATTTACTTAATAGATTACCATCGCCTTCAAATCCTTCGACGTTTTCTATAAAGCATTCTATTGGAAATGCATGACGATATTGATTGAGTGTTTCGTTTAATAATGCATCTTCATATATTTGTTCTCGCGGGATGTATACTACATCTTGACCAAACATTTTAATGCTTTCAAGTACTAAGTCTTCGTAGAGGTCCTGCTCCGATCGTACAGCACCATTAAAATATACACTAGTCGCCATTTATTATCCCATTACGAAGTTGTCAGGCATCATCCATGTCAACCTGCATTCTTCTTCTAATCGTTGAAGTTCCTCTATTGCATCATCAAACATTTGACGGCCATTCATTGTTATACCCCCTGGTAATTGAAAGCCCTCAAACTTCATCATGTTCGCTCCCCATTGTCGTTTAATTAATGCGGTAAGATATTTCTTTAAATATAAATCATTATATACATCTGTGTAAGTTGTTGGATCTATAATACTAAATACTTCTAATACAATAAAATCTCCAGCAACTAATTCGCCATAGCCTTCATCCATATGAACTCTGTTTATATGTCTACTAAAACGTATATGCTCTTCTGAATTTAAGGTATGATCTATTAAAGATAATTTTTGTTGTGACATTTCGAATTCTTGTAGCTGAGTACTTAATCCTTGTAACATAAAGACGTCATTCATACGCATATGATAACCCATATCAAATAATGAACTACCTGACTTACCATTAATTGCTAACATGCGTACAATATTTGTAATACCATCAGCCACAGTAATATAATTATTTGTTATATCGTCAGCAACTAACTCATGTTTTAAATATTCACGTATAACACCATCCGAATGAAACTCTTGATAGAACTGTAAAGCGTCATCAGTACGATCTTCTATCTGATCTTCATCTACATTGATTTCAATTACAGGTGCACCTAAGCTTCTTAAGCAGTAGTCTTGTAATGTGTCTCTTGAATTTGGTACAGCCATATCAATTCCTTATCTATATGTACTTATTTATATAATTCCATAGCTCACTTAGTGCAATTTAAAGAACAGGGCTATCCTTGCTTGAGTCTTATTGTCGCTTGCTTTAGTGTGATGATTGTCTTCATAGATCTCGATAGCCGCTGTAACGGCATCCTGACCGCCCTTGGCTAACTGTACGAAGTTATAATCCTTAGATGTCTTACTATGAAGATGAACAAATGCTAAGGCTAACATCTGATCGTAAGTTAATTCTGCTAAATGTTTTTCATGATTATACATCGGTTTTACCATTGATGAAATAATACCGCCTGTTACTGTCTCCATCAATTGTTCTATTTTCGTAAACCAAATAGGATATTCCATCTTAGTACCACCAAGATATTTACTATTCTTATATCCATATGGTTCCCAATCCCTTCTACCTAAAATACTACGTGAATTAAATTTCTCAATATGATATCTGTAACGAGTCAAAGCTGTTTTAACACTAGGCTCTGTGAATTGTACATAGCCATAAGCTGAACTATCATCATTCGCTGCAGTCTTTATCCAATCAGATTCTAATCCAACTAACTCATCCATAAACCAAAGTACGTTAGCAGCAAAGGCATCATATTCAAATGCATCAACTGCTTCTTTTGTTAGTCCATGAGTATATCCAGCACTGCCTCTTTGGAATCTTAATATTTCATCATATACCATCATAGTAGCCTCAGTCATAAATGACCCGGAAATTTCTGTTAGATTGGATTTAGCAGCATAGTCTGCAACAGTTGATACTGGATTTGTTGTTGCTGCCGTAGGTAATGTGAGTAATGCCATAATTATAAAGAGGCCTAGTTTATTTCTTTCGGGTCGGCGTGTTTCTTCTTTGATTGACTTGATCTGCCGGAATACCCATTTTAGCTGCGTCACCATATTTTTTCATTGTCTTCAATAAGTAAGCTTGTTTCCTAGCACGTCTTTGAGCAGGTGATACAGCCTCGTGACTGCATTCACCTTCGTGATCTTCACCACACTTGGCGCAAAGTTCTTCAATATACTGCTTTAGCTTTTTCATTAAGCGACGGTTCTCTTTATAACCGATAAAGTCTTTTTCTTTTTCTTATTGAGAGTAGTATCTGGATCTAACTTACCGCCATCTGGATTCATATCGACATGACCGTCACCTGCATTATTAGCTATATCTTCACCGAAAAGCTTTTTATTACCATCACGAATAATTTCTTCTATATCACCGTCATATGCATAGTTCGCGTCTATAGAAGCCATAGCTTTCTTAGCACTACCTTTAGCAGCTTTGATCTTTGCCGCTTCACGTTTTTTCTTTGCTTCAGCTCTCCTCTTCATGGCTTCTTTAAACCCGATCGTTCTACGATCAACACTAACACCTTCAGTTTTCATACCGACATCTGCTAAAAACTTATGAACATCATCGCCTTTACCCCAAACTGAAACATCACCATCGCGGTCATTACGTATAGTAACTTTATGCTTTGACATAAGCTTATCAACTTTGCCTGACCATTCAATATGGCGACCGTTCATTGAAACACCATCTAACTTGTCAGCTGTAGTAATGTGCATAGCTTTATTATTATTGCCTTTAAGTTTCTTATGCATGAATTCTTTATCATGTTTTAATTCACCTTTAGACATTGCTTCATTAACATCTTCATGGCGAATAGCTAATTTAACTTGAGCTACTTCTTTATCAGTAAGAGATACTCCAGCAATATCATCAACTACAGCATCAATTTCTTTAGGGTCTGTAGTACGATTTCTATGAATATCTTTCATGACTAAAGCCATAATAATTTGTGATGGCTTATTTAAGACTTTACGATAACGATTTGCTTCACTAACTGATTCACCTTTTAAACCAAGACCCATTTGTTTATATTCATCTGCGTCATAGTCATAGTTCCAGTCTTTCATCCAACCTCTAATATTTTCTTTCTTACCAACAACTTTTGCGAAATGATCGACATCAACACCACCTGGTCCCTTCATGCTCATCGGTGTAACTTTTAATTTCCACTTCTTCACCAATTTGTCATGTTTTCTTTTATTCCATCCATAACTGTCCCAATCAAATTCCACTTCAGCTGTCATCTCAGTAATATACCAAAGTCTATTAGATTCACTATGCCATTTGGAAATTTTAACTGTTGATTCATTGGCTCTCTTAAGCATATCCATTACTTTTTTATCGTCGGATAAACCTCTTTTAATCTTTTCAATCGCCTTTATTGCTGCCGCCATATCTCCAGAATTCTTTGTAGCTATGGCTTGGGCCTTTTTTAATTGCGCAGAGTTTGCAGCCTCCTCAATTTCATCTTCATCTGGATTTTTAGTTGTATCTGGATCTAAGTTATCAGGATCATCATATATTTCCATTAGGTCAGGCCACATATCTTCAATATCTCTTTGGTCTACACCACCATACATATCACTCATCATAAAGTCAACAATATCTTGTTTTTTACCAGAGAGCTCTGCACCATAACGAGTTAGTTTAATAGTGACTTTAAACTTCTTCTTTACATCTTTCATATATTGCTTTTCGCCACCATCATAATCTGTTGCATCAAGGTCTACACCTACATCTTTGATATTACCTTTGCCAGCTTTTACTTTTTCACCGATCATGATAGTAGTTTCTTAGTGATTTCTTACCAGCTCCAATTCCCCAGGCTTTATCTACTTTATCAACCCTTCTATAATATTCGTCTCTATCACCTTGTTTAGGTGGCTTTACTTTTTTAGCTTCATTCTTTTTATCTCCAGCCTCAGGCTTTTCATTATCGCCATCCCAACCACTATCTAACGCATCAAAGAATTTTTTCTTCTTATCTCCTTTCAGTTCTGAAGGTGAATCTACTCCAAATTTTTTAAGAAGAGAATTGAAGAATTTTTGGTAAGCCTCCTTGCCACCAGATGCTTCTCTAATTTGCGAAAGTGTTTTCATATTTAGTCCTTTAAGTTAAAATGTGTCTCCATCATTACTTGGAGCTTTGTTAATTCGATCATAATTTCATTATATCTTTCTGAAGCTTCCATTCTATATTCTGTATTTACTTTTACATCTTGTAGAATATTAGCTTGCGTATTCGTTATTTCTGATGCCCACCAAACCGCGGTCATAGACTGAGCAAATAATGCTACGAATAAAGCTACACCGCTATTACGTATCCAATTTGGTAACCTCGTAGACTTATGTCTCCACGATTCTAATTCTTTTTCCTGCCTTTTTAAAGCAAGATGCATACGTTCTAATTTCTTCTCAATATCGAGAAGTTCTATGTCAGCCATGTATATCTCCCTCGATATTACGTTATATAGATGTATTTATACATTACCAATTTTCAATATGAGGAATATATTCAGCCATAGCATGATCGCTAAAGTTATCCACTTTACCATGTTTTAAACCACCCCACATACCTTTCATTCTATCATTAAATCGTTCACGCCATTTAAATTTACCATCATCGTCAATAGAACCATCATGCCTTATATACATTAAATGACCATCATGCCTATAACCCATAATCCTAAGAGGTACTCTTGTGACAATATCATTATTATTTTGCCATCTATAATGATTTATTTTTAAAGCTTTAACATATGTCGGCCAACCAACACGTGGTGAACCGTATGTAAATAAGCATTCAACCTCTGGAAAATCATAGTTAAGAGCACATCGACTAGCCATAATAGTAGCCATTGCAGCACCTAAACTGTGTCCACAGAACCATAAAGGTTTCTTTACATTGATTATATCAACAGAAACCTCGGGCCAAAGCTCATCCACCTCAGCCTTAAAGCCACGATGTACTCGACTTACTGTTTCTGATTTGACTGGAAATGCTTTAAGATCTGCTTTGAGATCGTTGAATTCCGTAGGTTGTGTACCACGACAAGCAACTACAACATCAGTCTTATTCTCAAACCTATATGCTTGAGCTCCACCTATATCATAAAATTTTGTTTTAGTAAAACCATGTTCCTTCGCAAGCTTCTTTACATCGGCTTCATCACCGTATGCTTCAGCTGCAAGTTTAGCAAAGAGCAGACTTCTACCCTTTATATCCAAATCATTAATTGACATTACATTGCTCCCCAATCTTTATATGCTCTATAAACACCCCAACCAATTGCAGCGATCGCAGCAAACTTGATAAATGATGTAGCGAATAATGCTATTAATGCCATACCTATTAAACCTAAATTACTTCCCATTATACTTTCTCCTCTAAATTTTGTAAGCGTTCTTCCAATGATTCAATCTTTGCAGCGATCTTTGGATTAACTTTTTTCCAAGCATCTTCATCTTGGTTCAACCAAGTCCAACCATACTTGTCTCTGAAATAATCTACTGTTGCATCAATCTTTCCATAACCCCATAAACCTATGCGGGTATCTTTAATATAAAATAAACAAGCAGCACCTAACATCGCTCCTGCTATACTCGTATAAATCCATAAAGTATCTTCAAACATCTTCTTCTCCTGTTTTGCCGGTGCATACACCATCTTTTAATGATTCAAAATCTTTCCCTAATTCTTTCTTATATACTTCTCTCATAAATTTGTCGTGCTTTATTACTTCTTCTAAATTTTCTAAATCTGGCGCTGGGTAAGTCACTACTGGACCTTCTTCCACGGTGTTCTCCTTAAAAGTAGATTTAGAACTTTCGTACTAAATCGTGATTAATTTTAGCTAATAGGACTTCATCGGTCTCAACCCTATCAGGATCAGGTAGACAACAATCTACCGGACACACTTCCACGCACTGTGGTGTATCAAAATGACCAACACACTCAGTACACTTATCACCATCTATCTCATAAATTAATTTGCCCATATAGATCGCTTCGTTTGGGCACTCTGGCACACATACATCACAATTGATGCACTCATCTGTTATTAATAATGACACACTTGTTTCCTGTTAATATTACTATTTATAAAATTGTCGCTTACAGAGGCGCTTTTCTATAAATATAGTCATGGATATATATGGAGATTAATGAGTGGACGCATATTTAGATTTAATTACTGAGGTTGGATTCCCAATCGTCGGCGCTGGTGCAGCCGGATACTTTGTTTACTTGACCCTAAATTTTATTTTAGATGGTGTTCTAGACGATATCAAGCAACAAAGGATGTTTGCACAAGCATTGGACAATCGGGTTAAGACAATGAATAGCGAATTAATACGTATTGATGTCAAGATGTGTCAAGCATTTAATATAAGACCTGACGTTGATCGAATAGCAAGAGCAGATGGTAAGACTGATGCTAGGAGAGATTAATGGATCCTGTTTTAAAAAGTCAAATGAGATGGCGTTGGAGTGCATTAATATTATATCTTGCTATTTGCTTTTATGACTTTATGTTCGTGCCTATATGGTATGGGCTGAATAGGCCGGACTTAGCAATGTTTATTGACATACTCAATACGGTTGAGGACCCGTTAATTCAATTAGAGTTAATGAAGAAATTGACAGGTCAACATAATCCATTTACCCTTATGGGCGGTGGTTTATTTCATTTGGCATTTGGTGCAATACTTACTGGTAGTGCATTTGGAATAGGGAAGAATTAATTATGGAAGAAGTAGTTATAGAACAAGGAACCACGATTGGTTCAATGATTAGTGATTATGGGTTTCCCATTATTGCTGCGGGTGCAATGGGATATTTTATATATTTCATATGGACATGGGTATCTACAAAAGTAGATCCAGTTATAGGTGATAGCCATATGACTTTGATTGCATTGATTGATAGAGTTAGAATGTTGGATAATGATTTGATTAGGCTTAATGCTAAATTAGATATAATATTACAGGAGAAAGCCAGACGTGAAAAAACTAATAGCGATACTAGTTACTATAATACTGACGACGATTTGCCAGGCTAGTGAATTAACCTTCGGATTTAAGAATCCAGCTTTTAGTGGACAAGGTTATTCTACTCATGTGCTGTCAATCGAACAGTTACAATTCCAAAGAGCAGAGGCAGTAAAAGACGATGCAACAGCTGCAGAAAAAGCAGCTGCTAGAGCGGCTTCAAATACAACCCTTGCTAAGTTTGTAACGAATGTTGAGAGTCGTATCTTTGCAAATCTATCCAAACAAATGGTTGATAATATGTTTGGTACGAAATGTACTCCTGATGATGATGAAATTGATGATATAATTGAATGTCCAGATGAGGGACAAGCAACTCTACCTGATGGCTCAATTGTTAAATGGGTAAGAGATGATGATCTTAAAACAATTGTACCAACGGGTGATTTTAAATTTTAAATAGGTTATGAATATGGAATATTTAGCAGTGGCGTTATTATCGTGCTTAGTCGGCGCGTGTGGAATGAATCAAAAGACTGAAGCAATACAAGGTGAGATGCCGTTTATAGAAGGTACACCAACCAAGGTATTATTACATGATGTACCTGACTTGATAAACGTGCCAACAGATGGTGAAGGCAATCCAGTAAAGATTACTGTTGCTGTTTATAAATTTCCTGATGTCACAGGACAGAGGAAACAAACTGGGTTATCTACAGCGGTTTCACAGGGAGCTGATGTTTGGGTTATACAAGCATTAATGGCAGTTAGCAAAGGTGATTGGTTTACAGTTGTTGAGAGAGCTAGTTTAGATAACGTAGTTAAAGAGCGTCAACTAATAAGAAGCACAAGGGAATTATATGATGGTGCGACCGGAGTAGATTCATTACAACCCATGTTATTTGCCGGCCTAATATTAGAGGGTGGCATTGTTGGTTATGATACTAACACAACTTCTGGTGGTGCTGGTATGAGATATTTTGGTTTGGGTGTAGGAGAAGAATATAGAACAGATCAAGTAACAGTTTCATTAAGACTTGTTGGGGTACAGACAGGAGAGATTTTATTAACTGTACAAGTCTCGAAAACAATTGCGAGTACAAGTAATGGGGCTGATGTATTTAGATTTTTAGATTTAGGTACAAAAGCATTAGAGATAGAATCTGGTAATGCAACTAACGAACCAGTGAACTATGCAATTCGAACTGCTATTGAATATGCAGTATTGCAAATGGTATATGAAGGTAAAGAATTAGGCCTCTGGGAATGGGAATTACCAGTTATTGAAGAGGCCCAAACTATAAATATAGACAGTAATATACCACTCGATGAGTGGGCTAAACATCCAAATATGGCAAAACAGGGAGAGTAATTTGAAGATTTTCAGTTTCTTTGTTATGGTAATGATGAGCTTGTCGGTAATGGCAACAAATAAGATTTATGTAACACAATCAGGAGCATCATTAGTATTTGATGTACTACAAGATGGCGATGGAAATATGATCGGCAATAGCACAACTGCGTCTACAGCCAGTGGTTCAGCAACGAACTTTAATATTGACCAAGTCGGTAATAGTAATATAATTACATTTGATATTCATGGCGATAGCTTTACCGGTGTGTGGAGCACAACAGGAAATAGTAACGACATTGATTTCAATTGTGATTCCGCCGACGCTACTTCAGGCTGTGATAGTGTTAATGCTGTAATTACCTTTGCAGGTAACTCACAAAACATAGACATTGATGTGGGTCTTACCACCTCAAAGTCTGGTGACAATGCTGATATTGATATTGTTGGTGCCTCAGGTACGGATAGTACTGTTGTCGCAGC